GCGAAGCTCGCCTTGCACAGCTATTACTGGACAGCATACGCTATGGCTTCGCTCCGACGAAGATCGTCTGGGACGCCAAGTCAAACCAGAACCAAGTCGTAAACTTCGACCCACGCCGTTGCTTCCCCGACCCCCGCGTAAACTGGGGCGACTGGGACAACATGCAGTACATCGTTTTCTCAGACTACGTGTCGTACAACAGCATTCTGTACAGCGGCATGTATCCAAAACTGAAAAAGTTCCCCGCTCTGCGCCACAAAATATCCCCGCCACGCAATGCGTGGAACGCACACCAGTGGCACAGAGAAGAAGGGCGAGGTCTTTCAATAGACCCCGCCCAACCCAATCAGCGTGAACGCTTTGACCACGCGTACTTCACACTCGGCGACGCACGCGTCATCGACGAAGCGTGGGTACGTCTGTCAGGTCACGAGATCAACATTCCGACCATCGACCAAATCTTCCTTGTCGTAACAATCCTCGACGAGAATGTGGTCATCCGCTTCCAACTGAACCCATACGGTCAGCAGTTCCCAGCGGTAATCGGCGGCTTGTACCAAGACAGCCACAAAACTTATGGCCAGTCGCTCTACGATCTCATCCTGCCGATGCACGACATCGCCACATATCTGATGCGCTCACGTATCGACAACATTAGCGCGGCTCTCAACAACCTAATCTTCGTTGACCCCACACAGGTCAGCGTACCAGACTTGATCGACCGCAACCCATGGGGCGTCGTCCGCACTCTACCCGGCTCGAAGCCGGGTGACGGCGTCTTTATCGCACAAGTGCCAGACGTAACGCGTGGTCACTTCAACGACATTGGTGCAATGTCCGAACTTAAACAGCGCGTCAGCGCGGCTTCGGACGCACAGCAAGGTATGCCGACATCAGACGGCATCCGCACAGCCACTGAAATCCAACGCTTAACACAACTCGGATCACAGCGTCTTGGCGTCCTTGCTCGTGTCATGTCTGCAACCACAATCCGACCCATGGTCAGGATGATGGTCGCAAACATCCAAGACAGCCTTTCGATGGAAGGCTCAATCAAGATCGACCAACAGAACATGCCGAACCAACTGTCTGGCCTCGTCGAAGACGGCTATCTCGACTACGACGTGCGCAAAGACCTACAGGGCGACATTGACTACCTAGTGATCGACGGCACGCTCCCACTAGAGCCAACACGCAACGCCGAGACTTGGATGAACATGCTTCAGATCATGTCTCAAACTGGCCTCAACATGGAATACAACGCGGGTCAAATTGCAGAGGAAGCCATCCGCGCGATGGGGATCACTGACCTAGACCGTTTCCGCGTCTCCAAAGAACAGCTTCAGCAAGAAGGGCCAAGCCCCAGCCAGCAGATGCAGTTGATGGAGAAGATGCGCGGCGCGTCTGTACAGCCACAAGAAAACGTCCAACGCGAGGTGGAGCGCGGCAACCTCGTCCCTATGAGTGAGGCACGCAAAGCATGACCGCAAAAAAGACAACGCTCGCAACAACGATAGACCAGAAGGTCGTTGATTACATCAATGAGGTCGAGCGCGTACAGCAACTCGATCTTGATGCACGTGATAAGAAACGCCAGTCCGAAGTCGCAAGCCTAAAGGCAGAGATCGAGACAATGCGCAACCGCATTGCTGAACTCGAAGGATTGGCGAGTACCACCGCATTGGACGACAAGTATGCCCTTACTAAGGCAAAATTGGTGCGTCTAATGAAAGACATGGGATATTATGACTGATGGGTATTACGCGTCCTACAGGTGAACAGCTTCGTTTCCGCTCTCAATACACGGGCGACCACGTCCTCGACACCTACCTAGAAAGTTCTGAGAAGGGCAACCGCCAACTATCCGACTTGCTCGACGATTTATTTGACAGTAACGGCACATTCCGTGCCGCCAACTTCGAGTTCCGCTTCGATGCGTCCACGGACAAAATCCAGTTCCGCGCAGGCAACTTTGCCTCCAGCACAACTGGCTGGACGGACATTACGACCTTCTTCAACATCACGGGCGCATTCAACGCATCAACAACTTACAACAACTTCGACCTCATCACGCTGACAAACAAGGACGTGTATATCGTCCATGGCCTCTCCTCTGGAACGACCTTTGCAGACGAAGCCGCAGTTATCGCATCCGCCAACACAGAGAAGCTAGTCGACGTATCTGAAGCTCGCGACTGGGCCAGCAAGACAACGGGCCAAGTCGTTAGCACAGATTACTCTGCCAAAGCATACGCTGTCGGCGGTACAGGCATCGACACAACCACTGGCTCCGCAAAAGATTGGGCTATCAAGACAAGTGGCACAATCGGCAACACAGGCGAATACTCAGCCAAATACTGGGCGACAAGCACAGCCGTAACCACAGTCTCGTCTGGCATCGCGAACATCAATACAGTCGCGGCATCAATCGCTAACGTAAACACTGTCGCCTCAGACATCGCCAACGTAAACACTGTTGCTGGCATTTCGGCCAATGTGACGTCTGTAGCCAACATCGACACAGACGTGACGACAGTGGCTGGCATCTCAGCAAACACAACCACAGTCGCTGGCATCGCGCCTAACGTCACCACAGTCGCGGGTGTTGCAGCAAATGTTACGACAGTCGCTGGCATATCTGGCAACGTCACCACAGTTGCAAGCAACAATGCCAACGTAACCACAGTCGCTACCAACGTGGCAGACGTGAACACAGTTGCGGCAGAAATCAATAACAACAACTTGCAGACTGTCGCCAACGACATTGCCGCAGTCATCACGCTTGCAGACGACCTAAACGAAGCCACATCAGAGATCGACACGGTCGCAAACTCAATCACGAACGTCGACGCGGTTGGCAACGACATCACTAACGTCAACACAGTCGCGACCAACATCGCGAACGTAAACACGTCTGCAACCAACATTGCCAACGTCAACACAGTTGCAGGCATCAGCGCGAACGTCACAACCGTGGCAGGCATCAGCGCAGACGTAACCACAACAGCAACCAACGACGCGAACATTACAACTGTCGCAGGCATTTCATCTAACGTCACAACAGTTGCAGGCATCTCGTCTGACGTAACAACTGTCGCAGGTATATCCGCAGACGTCACGACAGCCGCGACCAACGTCGTGGCATTCAACAACACCTACCTTGGCGCGTCTGCAACGGCACCAACAGCAGACCCAGACGGATCAGCCCTAGACCTCGGCGACTTGTATTTCGACACAACGACCAGCACGATGAAGGTGTATTCTGCGTCTGGCTGGATAAACGCTGGCTCGTCAGTCAACGGCACAGCAGATCGCTTCACTTACACAGCAACCGCAGCCCAGACCACATTCACTGGAAACGACGACAACTCAAACAGCCTAGCCTACGACGCTGGCTTCCTCGACGTCTACATGAACGGCGTCAAACTGGTAAACGGCTCAGACTTCACGGCAACGAACGGTACATCTATCGTCCTCGCGTCTGGTGCAGCAGCCAACGACACTATCGAAATCATCGCCTACGGGACATTCGTCCTAGCTGATCACCTCACAGAAACGCAGTCTGATGCACGGTATGTCGAAGTGGCGGGTGATACCATGACTGGAAACCTCTCCTTCGGCAACAACGACAAAGCCATCTTCGGCGCAGGGTCTGACCTACAGATTTACCATGATGGAAACTCAAAGATTACAGACGTTGGTGATGGTAAACTTGAACTTCATTCTAATGGAACAGGTGTAACCATTCAGAAAGGTGCAACTGAGTATATGGCTCAGTTTCTTACGGACGGTGCGGTTCAACTTTACCACGACCACGCCCTCAAGTTCGCCACTACCTCTGGCGGCATAAGTGTAACTGGTTCTGCTACTATTGATAACTATGGTGGAACCTCTGGCAAAGGTCGCATCAGTATTGGTAACTCTGGTCAGCAATACATTGAAGGTTATGATACTGGAAACGCTGGATCAGGTTCGTATCTAAGTTTTGGTCAAGGTACATCAGAACGCATGCGCATCGACAGCAGCGGTAATGTTGGACTTAATGGCGTGATTAATCCTGCAACCACCCTTGATCTAGGTGATGGTTGGATGCGTGGATACGGTATGTATCTTGAAGACCATGACGGTACAAAAGATCACCAGTTCCGTTTATATGTTTACGGCGACAGCTTTGCTATCTCACGCCATACCGCATCTTCTGGATTAGGAGCTTATGAAGATGAGCTAATGAAAATCAGTAGTAGCGGCAATGTTACCTTCAATGACAGTGGCGTAGACGCTGACTTCCGTGTTGAGAGTGACACCAACACCCATGCTTTTTTTGTTGACGGTGGTGCCGATCGTATAGGTTTATTTGAAAGTAGCCCCCAACAAGCAGTATCTTTAGGTGGCGGTAATATTTTTGAATACCGATCAGGCTCTCAAGCAATGTTCCGTCCAGCCGCCAATAACAATGACCATAGGATTGTTGCATCAAGTTTTTCTGGACTAGATGTTGTTTGGGGTGGAGCTACTTCAACCTCAATGCAAAGATGGCAAAATGGTACGGGAGTTGTCTTCAACGAAGATGGCGTAGACCAAGATTTCCGTGTTGAGAGTAACAACCACACCCATGCGTTTTTCGTAGATGCTGGTGCAGATCAAGTAATGGTAGGTGCGTCATCGGGTAGTGGCGTATACAACGGCACAGGTGATGCAGGTGTAGTTGTTGATGGTGTAAGTGGCACATCAAATAACATTACCGCAATGATAAACAACTACGGCAATGCGAATTTATACCTATCTAAAAAATCAGGTTTTACCAACAGCAACTTAATTTACATGAGTGTCAACGGTACCAACACTGGTAGCATACAAACCAGTACATCAGGCGTTACCTACAACACCATCTCAGACCGCCGCCTGAAGGACAACATTGAGCCTATCGCAGATGGCACTGAGAAGCTGATGGCTATGAAGCCTGTCACGCACACTTGGAAGGCTGATCCAGAAGCAGATGCAGTC